GTAGTTAAACCCATTATTCGCTTGCAACCCAATATGTATCTTGACCATACTGAAGCAGCTGGTGGTGGTGTTATCCCCCTTACCCAAGAAGCAGCAGCAGTCATAGATGTAGCAACAATTAAAGAAGAACTGTTACAGGATTTTGCCGTAACTACACATAAACTTACTAATGCTACAATAACGGGAAAAGCTTTTGTTGATACGGGCCTTGAAATTGATAATGCTGGATATATACGGACTGCAAGTAAAACTTCTTATATAGATGATGATGCAGGCTTCTGGTTAGGCATGGATAGCTCTGTATATAAATTAAATCTTGGAGACGAAAATAATTTTGTAAAATGGACGGGAACGGGCCTAGAAATTAAAGGCACCCTTACAATATCTGGAGAAAGTACTGCTATGACAGCAGCAAACACATTGAATTCTGGTACAACTGCTGCTGATATAACAGGAAAAGTAGCTGCGCTAACCATGTCTAATACTCAAATGTATATATCGACTGGGACTGGGGCACATAATGATGCTAACACCGCTTTTTTTGTAGATAGTTCTGGAAACTTTTCCTTAAAAGATAAGTTCGTATGGACTGCAAGTAGCGGTGCATTAGAGATAGAGGGGAACGTAACTATTGGTAGCGGGGACGCCGTTTTTAAAGCAAATGCTGAAGGTATATCTTTAGGACACGCTACTCATGGTAGTGCCCCGTTTCGCGTTAACATGGATGGCGATTTAGTAGCAACAAGTGTAAATCTGTCAGGCACTTATACATTCGGTAATGGGGTATGTACGATTGGGAATTCTGGAATTATTTTTCCTGCGGGTGCCGATGATACTACTGGTACTGGCGATATTCGATGGGAATACGGTCAGAAACCTGGTAACGGAGACCCTTATACTACGTGGCTGTACAGGTTTGCTAGTACGAATGAAGTAAGAATGTTTTCAGATGCTCCCACTACTGCTGCTGGACAATTCCAGCTGATAGGAATGGACTTTAAAGTATTTAACGGTAGCGTCAATGTTTATGATGGCTCCGCTTCTAACCTATCTATAAGAAGACATAATGATGCAACTACAGGATTCTGGTGGGATACCTCAGGAAATAATAAAATCCTTTATTTTAGGGCTAATGATAGAACCATATTTTATGGTTATAGTGACGGTACTAACGATTGGTTTGCCGTAGATTCTTGGATAGACATGAGGAACCACGGTATTGTTGACTGTAATGAGATACAGGTTTCCGATGGTGATAATAATGACCCCTCAGTTACATTTACTAATGACCTAGATACAGGGATGTATTATGATGGTGGAATATGTTTCTCTTATGGAGGCTCTAAAAAGCTCAAGATTGAAAACACCCAAATTACGGCCTGTGATGACCTTAGACCAGAAACTGATGGTACTTTGTGGTTAGGCTCTTCAAGTGTTCCTTGGTATAGGTTATATGCGGAATACGCAACTACGGTTACATCAGATGAAAACCGTAAAGAAAACATGACCCCAATTACCAAAGGCTTAGATTTTATTTCTAGCTTAACTCCTATCACGTTTAATCATAAGGGTTCTTCAAATATAGACTTTGGATTTACTGCACAAGCGATGAAACAAGCTGTTTTAGATGCTGGATATACAGAAGATTTGGGTGTATACTCTGAAGAAATTGATGAGGCGGGGGAGACTCGTTGGGGAATTTCGTATGAGACATTGGTTGCTCCATTAGTGGCATCAATCAAAGAACTTAAAGAAAGAATAGAAGTATTGGAGGGAAAGTAAATGGCTCAAAACATTACAATTGAACTGACAGACGCGCAATGGGCGTTGGTAGTAGAAAATGGTGGGGAAGCATTTCTAATTTCAGACGTTGACAAAGATACGCCTGTTACGATTACGGCAGATATTATTTCCGCAGAATTAAAAGCTTTCTTGAATAATCGAATTACTCGTCAGATTCAAGATAAAGCTCGTAGAGAACAACAAAATGCATTTAATGTCTAGTAAAGAGCAAATAATACAACTCCGTACAGAGAACCCCTTAATGAACTCTGTGGAGATAGGCAAAGAAGTGGGCGTATCTAAACAATACGTCCATAAAATTCTTAGGAAAGAAGATTTAAATACGAGCGTCCCCAAAAAGAAAAAGTTTAATAGGTGCAAGCAATGTAACGAGCCTATTAACCCCCGTAAAAATATATGTAGTGATAAATGCCACTTTACTTATTACCAGATTAAAGTAACTTGTTCTTTTTGCCACGTAGATTTTTATTTGAAGAGGTCAGAGGTGACACAGAGGCATAGAAGAAGGTATAATAAGATATACTGTAGTAAACCATGTTACTATAAGGGACGTAAAGAGTGGTAAATAGGAGAGTGTATGGAAATTGACAATACTTTAATTCAACAGTGGGAAGCCAAAGTTCAAAAAATGTCCTCTAATGTATATGTAGCGGGACTAGATAAAGATGATGTTGCTCAGGAATTACGATTAGCTATTGTAAAAGCTGCTAAAGGGTTTGAGGAAGACCGTGGAGTATTGTTCCATACATATTTGCATACAGCAATGACGAACACTATCCGTACCTTATTGTCAAAAAGCCATAAATTAAACCCCCCCACAGTCAGTTTAGATTACGTTGATTTAGATTTTACTCCGTCTTTACCTAGTCAATCTCTTGAAGTATTAAAAGCTTTGACTGACCCATCTGATTTTACTGTAGACATTGAGTTTAAGGAATTTGTAGATGATTGTCAATTAGATGAAATAGAAAAAAGCTTTGTTACATTACGTTTAGAAGGCTTAACAATGGAAGAGATTACAGAAGATTTGGGTGAACCCGCTTATAAAGTGCGTCAATCGGTTAGAGCAAAACTATTTCAAGGAGTTGTAAATGAGACGAAGAGTTCATCGTGGGGGGATGATTCGGAAACGGGGGTTGACAACGACGAAAGAAGAGTATAGAGTTATTAGCGTAGATATTGCAACTGATGGAATTCAAGTGTGGGGCACATTCACCAATTTAAATGATGCTCTAGCACAGGCCAAGGATATTAAACACGATGGTATAGAAGTGTATATTCATGGAGATTCCAACAGAGTTATATCTAAAGTTTAATAGAGTGGAGAAGATATGGAGAACTTTGATTTTGTCGAATCTGGAATTGTTTTTGGGCTTACAGACCGATTAGCTTTTAGGAAATTTAAATATAGTAGTAAAGATTTCGCTAAACATGGAGATGCCTATAAGTTCGTTACCACACATTATGATACTTATGGGGAAGTACCTACTTCTGAAACATTGTGTGAAAATTTTCCTACCCTTAATCCTTCAGCACAAAACCTAAATTTTGATTACGCATTAGATACTTTTCAAAACCAAGTTTTGTTTAGACAAGTAGTTGATGTGTTCCAATCAAATAAGGAATTATTGTCTGAAAATCCCAAACACGCATTGGCTAATATAAATCATGGGCTTCAGGATGTGGCTGTTATATATGATGAGGATGTAGCTCATTATAACAACAATTCTGTAACTCGTTATGATGAATGGAAAACTCGTACTCAGAAACGTCATATGGGAGATGGGATTATGGGTATTCCCACCCCATTTAATTCTGTGAACAGGTTAGGAGTGGGGTGGCTTCCAGGGGAAATGGTTTCTTTGTTTGCTAGACCGTCTGTTGGGAAGTCTTGGGTATGTGTTCAAGCTGCGGTAACAGCAGCTATGAAGGGGTTTAAAACACTTCTCATCTCAACGGAGATGCCAGTATCTCAGATGAATATGCGTACAGATGTGGTGATGGGGAAAGCGATGGGGTATAACTTCTTCCATACAGATTTAAGAAACGGTAATCCTATTGACGAAGAATCCTATCAAGAATTTCTCCATAATTTAGATAATGTACCTCTCTTGGTCTGTGACCATATTGAGGGGGAATCTAGCATTTCATTAGAAAGCATACATAATCTAATTCGGAAGTACGTGCCAGATTTTGTTGTTATTGATGGTGTGTATTTAATCACAAATTCTAGTAAAAGCTTTAAAGCTATGTGGGAGCAGACGCATATGCTGTTTTATGGCCTCAAGAATATTTGTTTGTCCACTAATACTGCTATGTTTGTTTCTACTCAAGCTACTAAAGATGCTTCTGATGTATTCATGCCTCCAATGGCAGACCAAGTAGCTTTTGGTGATGCACTGTTGAGAGCTTCAGATGTTGTTATGTCTATGTGTATGATTGAAGATGAGAGTGAAAAACGTCTCCTAGCATTCCAAAAATATAGAGATGGCCTCATGCCTTTAAACACAGCTATCTTAGATTGGCGTGTTAATAATGGTATTATTGCTGAAGCTCCAGACGATTTTTAATGACTGAGTGGGCCAATGTATTGGCAGATATAGGGATTAATGTTCCTATTGATAAAGACCAGTTTACTCTTCAATGCCCCTTTCATGGAGACACAGTTGATTCTTGCTCCATAAATACAGAGAANGGAGTNTGGATTTGTTTTGCAGGCTGTGGNCAAGGAACCNTATATAGTTTCTTAATGAAATATTTAGGTATTAGTTATGACCAAGCTCAACAAAGAGTTCTTACGAACACTTCCGTCTTTGACATTAATTTATTTGATGAATTTGTCTCAGATGAAAATGTAATGCCAGAAGTACAATTCCCTTTCAAACAGGGCTATGTTCCTGAATGGATATTTGATAGGGGGTTTAGTAAGAAAACACTTCATAAATGGGGTTGTGGCATTGATGGTGAAAACAGTTTAGTTATTCCCATTCAAGATGATATCGCCCGTTTAGTAGGATGGGTTAGCCGTAGGCAATATTTGACTCCCAAGTATTTATATTCTAAAGGGTTGAAAAAGTCTAAAGTATTGTTTGGGCAACACCTTATTACTGATAAAACTCCCTTTGTGTGCATTACTGAGGGGACATTAGATACAATGTGGCTAGACCAACATGGGTGTTCTAGCATAGCTATTTTGGGGGCATCCTTATCGAAGGCTCAAGAAGAACTAACATTGGGTTTACAGACTGAAGAATTGGTGTTATGCTTAGACAACGATGAGGCAGGACGCATAGGGTTCCAAAAAGCAATGGGTTGCTTATCTAAAAGTTTTGTGGTAAGCTATGTGAAATTGCCAAAGGAGTACAAAGATGTACAAGATGTAAGAAACAGCGACGAGTTATTAAGTATCATAGAACAGAGAACATTTTTTTAAATAAAGGAGAATGATATGAGTGGAATAGGTAGAATTCAAGAAGCACGGGAAACACGGGGCCAAGCTGGTAGTAATGGTGTCCCAGGTAGGGAAATTTGGTTTAGGGACGGTGACCAAGCATTCCTTTCTTCCATAGCGACAGGAGAAGAGGGCGATACGAATCTAGATGATTTGTATATGTATACATATAATTCTGGGAATCGTTGGGTGAATCTGTTGGATGACCCAGATGTAGATAAGAGTGATGTGCCTGATAATGTACGTCCTTCCCATAAGTTTGCGTTTTGGGCATATGTCCATGAAATTATTCATTCAGAGCGTCGAAATGATGATTGGGAAGTTATCCAAGGCCCAGGTGGTAAGAAGATGTATAAGGAAACCATTAATGACTTCCGTGTAGTCTCCCTCACCTTTGGGCGTAGCGACTACATTTGGAATCAGTTGGTTGACATTTATAATGATTGGAATGGTCTAGATAAAGGTGTCATCCGCATTAAGCGTACTGGTACTGGTATGTTTGACACTTCTTATCAACTAGCAGCAACAGCTAGACAAGAAGAAATTCCTGATGATGTAGAAGAGAAGATTGCAGATTTGCCTACTGTTAAGGAGTACTTTAAGTCTCGTTATGGTGGACAGGCCCCCCAAGTACCAGCAATGGCTGGGGTGTCTACCTCTACTAGCGATGATGACGATGAATTGTTTTAATGCTAATTAATACCACATCTAAATTTAACGAGTGCGTGGGCCAGCTTGAAAAAGAATTGGCCCAACACGATACAACCCACCTTGTAGTCGATGTGGAAACAAATGGCTTAGATGCGTTTGGGCAAAATCAGCTATGTGGTGTAGGGCTTGGGTATGGGGAGGAGACATTCTACTTCCCTTTTAGGCATCAAAATGGCAATAATCTAGACCCTATGCAACAGCGTAGATTAATGCGATGCTTAGAAATGACAGACATGTTAGTAGGGTACAACATTAAGTTTGACCTCAAGTTTCTGGAAAAGGCTGGATATAACCCACCTGAGAACGTAACGTTTGCAGATGTCATTGTTATGGTACGCTTAACTGAACCAGCTTCTGTTAAAGATTTGGGGCTAACACCCACAATCCAAAGAATATATGGGGAAGCAGCAGCTGCCTATGACAAGGACACTAAAAAAGAACTACGTTCTAATAAATGGCACAAAGATTTTTCCTTAGCACCCCCAGAGATATTGGGGCCATATTGTGAACAAGATGTATATTGGACACATAAACTTTATGTTAGAACTTTCAAAAAGATTTTGGAAACTAATCAAGAAGAGGTTCTGCGTCTGGAGTGGGATTTAACGAAAGTTTTATATGAAATAGAAAGTGCTGGTGTATCTATTGACCTTGAGTATGTACAAAATGCTATTGCTAGGATTGAAGACCGTAGAGAACAAGTCGAAGCAAAGATTTATGAATTAGCGGATAAAGAATTCAATATTAATAGTACNCAACAAGTTGGGGAAGTNTTAACAGAACGTGGTATACGTTCTCCCATTAAGACTCCCAAAGGGAAGGAATCATGGAGTGAGGTAGCTCTAGTTCAAGTAGATGACCCATTAGCTGGATATATACGTCAGTATAGGGCATTAGAGAAGTTAAAATCTACATACCTAGAACCGTATTTAACATCCTCTGTAATGCATACATCATACTGTAATTGGGGCACTTTAACGGGGCGGTTATCCTCTAAGGAACCCAACCTTCAAAACATACCCAGAACCCATTTTAAACTACTCGATAGAGAGTTGAGTGAAGAGGAGAGGGACGTTGTGAGAGGCCGAATACAGGCCATTATTGCAGCTAAGGGTACTTCAGGTACTTTAGAGCTTAGTAACCACGTATTGGACACCTGGGGCTTTGTAGGAGATGAATCCTTTGACCCTGGAGATGAGAACCAAGTAGCCATTAGACGCATGTTTATTCCTAGGAAAGGACATAAACTAGTGTCTTTTGACTACTCTCAAATGGAAGTGAGGGTATTTCTGAGTTATTTACATAATGAAGAAGTAGATGCCCTGTTAGCTAGAGAAGATGTAGATTTTCATGGGGAAGCTGCCAAGATTGCCTTTAGCGTAGACGAGGATAGTAGTGAGTATAAGTTTTATAGACAGATGGCGAAGAACATTACGTTTGGTGTTATCTATGGTATTGGGAAGGCAAGATTGGCAAACCAATTAAATGTCTCTGAGAAAGAGGCCTTTCAATATAAAAAGAGATATTTTGCTGGGATTTTAGGGTCTAAGTCTTTTATTGATAAGGTTTCTCGTACAGTAGCTACGAGAGGGTGGGTTAAGAACAGGTATGGCAGGAAATATGTGATACCAGAAGATTTAGCATATAAGGGAGTTAATTATTTAGTACAGGGCACCAGTGCCGATATCTTAAATGAACGGATGATTAAAACTCATGAATACCTTAAAACTAAAAAGAGCCGTATATTATTGCAAGTCCATGATGAAATCATTTGCGAAATCCCTGATGATGAAATATGTGAGGTACCACATGAAATACAAAGACTATTAGAGGAGAACAGCTTGGGTATTCCTCTCAAGGTGGATGTGGAGGTATGTGACCCTTCCTGGGCTACTAAGAAATACTTGACAGACCTACCTCAACCTGTTACAATAGAAGAAGTTATAGATTGGGGGGAGTAAATGTTTACAATACCTTTTACACAAGATATGATAGATAGGGCTGTGTATAGAGCAGAAACAGTCCCACTTAATCCTATTAGAACAGAAGTTAAAGAATCTGGTTCTGGATTATCTAATGTGATAGTTGCAGGATTCTTGGCAGAAGAGGCCATAGCAGATTACTTGGGAGCAGATGCAACATCTGAATCAGAAGGGGAAGATAAATACCACTATGATTTAGTTTTGCAGGATGGTACTCGTACAGAAGTTAAGACGAAGAGGCGTACAGTAAGCCCGAAATATCATTATGATGTATCTGTGTATGAGAAAAGTACGTTCCAACGGCCTGACTTATATATGTTTGTAAGTATGCAATATGAAAAGTCATACAGAGTAGGAGAAGTTATTCAGTATGACAATTTATTAGACATTTGGTTGTTGGGTCAAAAGACCCCAAAAGATTTTTTTGAGAAGGCAGTCTTTTGGGATAGGGGAGATTATGATGAGACGAATAGGTTACTATTGAACAGTAAAACATATAATTTGTTAATTAAAGATTTAGATGATATAGGAGGTAATGAGTGGCAAACATGGATATAGCAATAATGGTTCAAGAAGATGTAGAAGCTAGGGCACAGTTAGGTGAGAAGAAATATGGGGGAAGACTAGAAGTAGGTAGCCGCAATAATATGATATCTCCCCTACAAAATGCTTATGAAGAAGTATTAGATTTAGCATTGTATTTAAAACAAGAATTGTTAGAAAGTCAGGATGTAAAATGACTAAATTAAATTGGGCTAAAGCTAAGACATGGAAGGAACCAGAGTATAACCACCTTCCATTAAAGGAGTATTTAGAAGCATGGGATGAGTCTACGCCCCCGATTCCCCCAAATCTACAGCACCTATATGACTGGGATATAGAGCAATATAATGAAACCAAACGCAAGGAACGTGAATTAGCAGACCATAAGGAAAGGTCATATAGAGGAAGACAAAAAGCCAAGGCTTATTATGAATGGTTACATACTCCTGTACAGTGCCAAGGTTGTGGAAAAAAGAGAAAACCAAAGGATAATCATACGATTAAATGTGATACGAAAAAATTACAAACGTATGGGTGGCATTACGGAGAACCGTACCCAATACATTCAGAGGAAACCTTAGCAAAACAGGCAGCACAAAAAGCATATCGTCAAACGTCAGAATATAAAGAGGAATTGAAAAGGCGAAGAAAAGCTAGAAAAACCCAAAAGCATATAATTGAAAGGAATGCAAAATTAAAGACGCGTGTTAAGGAGGGAAAACAGAATGGCTAAAGTAAGTGTACATTTAGGGTTTACGTTTAGGGTGGGGGCACTGGATACAAATCAGTACAGCCGTATTGATGTAGATGTGAGGGATATAGATACTGAATTACCTGTGAAAGACCAAATGAATGAAGCCTCTAATGTTCTAGACCAAGTATGGACAGTAGTTAGAGAAGCAGTAGATGAGAAGATTGAAAATGTTCTAGATTCTGGAAGTTCAGCATGAGCGAAGTAGCTAGAGTTAAAGTATTAGAAGATGTGTTGCGAGAACGAGAGAGACATGACACATTTTGGGAAGAGCAACCATTGTACAGTTATGACCATTTAATTCAATTGGCATCAATATGTTTTGCTTTGGCTGAAGCGTGTAAGGAGGACAATAAAAAACATGAAAAATACCGCTGATGAAGTGATTGCCCAATTGCTGGGAGATAAAAAATTAAACTTGCAACGAGGCAATAGTGATACCTTTAATTATACACGTATACCCTTTGGTATTCCCGCATTAGATAATCTTACAGGTGGAGGTATTCCTAAGAAGCGTATGACCATTATGTATGGGCCTACGAATGTAGGGAAGTCTTATCTCGCGTCTCAGGTGGTGGCAAATGTTCAACGGGAGGGAGGAACGGCTGCATGGATTGATACAGAACTATCCTGGGATTCAGAGTGGGTAGAGAAGTGTGGCATAGATTCTGAACGTATGCTTGTCTCTCAACCCACTAGTGGAGAAGAAGCTTTAGGTACTGCTAAAGAACTTATGAGGGCTGGTATAGACGTGATTGTGTTGGATTCTATTGCAGGGCTAGTCCCGTCAGATGTACAAGATAATGAAAAGGGATTTGAATTTAGTCCTATGGCATGGCAAGCTAGATTTGTTAATTCCTCCTTGCCTAGACTC